TTGGAGCAACCCCAGCCTCATATGGTGCTGGAACATCTCTAGCTGGAACGGGATTTGCAATTGGAGAAAGCATGAGTCCGCAGTTTGATTATAATGCACCAATTGGACTTGGACTCCAGCGGGCTTCTGCGCTTGATCAACAACGATTAGCCCAAGCACAAGCAGACGCTCAACGCAGATCTTCAATGTTTGGTTCTATCGGTAGCCTAGTTGGACTAGCCGCCGCGCCATTTACTGGTGGTTTGTCCGCTGGTCTTGGACTTACGGGTCTGGCTGGTGGAGCCGCAGGAGCAACTGGCCTAAGCGGTCTAGGTCTGTCTGCTGGCATGGGTCTAAGCAACTTGTTTGGAGGTATTCCACGCGCAACTCCAGTCTAATACAATCATGGCACTCGTAGCAGGACAAATACCCGTATCGGGATATAGGACTCCAGATTATTCTGGAGCAGCAGCGGCAGCAGGGGCGGCCCAAGCGGCCCCATATCAGATGATCTCTGATCTAGCTGGGCAGGCAAAGGACTACTTCAAGCAGCAGGGAGAAAAAAAGAAGGCATTGAAATCCGCTTCTACTCAAATTCAAGCAGCATTGACATTGATGCCAGAATTATCTCCAGCACTTTCTCCAATTGCAGATAGTATTAAAGACGAAAACATTCCGCTTAACGATAGGTTTGCAGACGCATCTATTGTTGGCGATCTTATTAAGAATAGCATTAGTGCAATGCAATCACAGCAGATGATGAACCTTCGCCAAGCTAAGTTTGCTGCATCACAAGGCGGTGGAGGTGGAGCTGCTGGTGGTAACGGAGATTCTTCAAACATTAACCCATTTACCGGACAACCTTATTAATATGGCTGATCAAGTTCAATCTTTATCCAGTCTTCTTCCAGAATCCTCGCCATTTGGCAGGAAATTCATGGAGGCAGACGTTCTGATTTCTGATCTTGAAAATACTGGTTATAGTAAGCAAGCTCAAGATTACAGAAATAAAATCATTTCTCAAGTTGAACTTGGGAAAAGGGCAAAAAATGCGCAAGAGGTAAAAGCCATTGCCAGCAGTATCGAAGGAATGCTTGGTGGACTTAAATCACTCTCTAAGACAAATCTTGAAAAAGCACCCAAAACAGAAGAACCATACACTTACATCACTCCGGAGCAAGAAATCCAACAATATGGTGGACCTCTTGAAGGTACATATGTAAGAAAAGGTACTGGTGGTAAGCCAGAACGAATAGAGCCAGTAAGACCATATGCTGGGCCAGAGGAAGCGAGAAGACAAAAACAATTAGAAGCTCAAGATGAATTTTTAAGAGAAAGGCGGAAAAACGCTCAATCAGTAAAAAGCATGATCCCAGATATTAATAGGCTTGGTCGCCTTCTTGACTCTGGTGTTAAAACTGGCAGGTTCCAAGATTTGGTTTTACCATTTAAACAAATTACATCTGATTTAGGACTTGGTTTTGATGTTAATGAAATTGCAGGACAAGAAGAATTTAGATCAATTTCATCAAATATAGCGTTATCTATTGGACAGAAGTTAAAAGGAAGTATGTCTGATGGGGATAGGGAGCTGCTTGTTAATAGAATTGCTCCATCAATTGCTACTTCCCCAGAAGGAAATAAAGCTATTGTTGCATTCCTTGGAGCTGGCGCAGAAAAAGAAAAAGAAATAGACAAATTGATTTTACGCTTAAACAAACAAGGTGTTGATCCATTTGAAATTGAAGAAAAGGTAAATGAATTTGTAGACAGCAATTTCATATCTGATAGGGTTACAAAAGCCATACCAAGTCTTAAGGAAGAGGGTCAGCAAGCCACTCAATCTCCAACAATTAACTATACACCAGATGCTCAAAACGCTCTTGAAAGAGCTAAAGCATTACAGCAGGAAAAATAAATGGCAAACGGCAAATTAGATGAAGAGTTTAAGCTGAAGTTTGATGAAATCAACTCAGCAATGGCTGCCCTTGGTGGTGCCTTGTCAACTGCCGAGCAATCTGGGGATCAAGGTGCAGTATCTCAAATTACATCTGATATCCTAGCTCTTGAGGGAGAGGCAGCTAGGTTGCAACAGCAACAAATTGAAATTCAATCTCAGCAAGCTCAGCCCGAAATTGATTCAAGGCAAGCCGCAAGAGAGTCGCTTGCAGCAGGAGACTATAAAGTTTACGAGGAGAAGCCAAGTATATCTGTAAGCCTTCCATATGGCGCTGGTCAATTTCAAACCGGAAAAATATCTACCGTTAAGAAAGGTGAGACTGAAAAAAACCTATCTACTCAGATTGCTCAAGCTCTTGGTGTATCAAATGAAAATGTGGACTTGCAAGAAGGCTTGCCTGTGTCCGATAGAATTGCTTTAGACTGGTTTCAAAATCCAGAATTAAAAGCCGAGTACATAAAAAAGAACTACCCAGATAGTTCTGAAGCATTAGTTGTTGATGGGGAACCTGTTTTCGCGGTACAAACAAATGATGGTAAGGTTTCGTTATCTACTGGGTCTGGCGGTGCAATCGAAAACGCACTAGCAATTGGCGGCGGGCTGGCATCCGAGGCTTTTCCTACGCTCGCGGCGGTTGGCGGAGGGGTTGCAGCCACTCCAGCCGGAGGCGGTGCTGGTAGTTTTGTAACTGGCCCACTTGGGGCAATGGCTGGATATACCGTTGCTGGAACGGCTCAAGATGCCGTTGTTCAATGGCTAACTGGAGTAGATCAGCCAGCAACAAGAACATTTACCGATAGAGGAAAACAAGCACTTATATCGCTTCCTATTGATCTCGCAACGGCAGGAACAGGAAAGTTTCTAGCTAGGCGCATAGGGGCAGATGTAATGCAAGAAGCGGAAAACGCGACATTGCAGTCAATTGCCAGACTTGAGAAACAAGGTAAATTTTTTGATGTTCCCGCTGGCGTTCGGTTTGGCCCCCAAGGGATGGAATCACAGAAAATTCTTGCATCGCAGAAAAACGGTAAATTGCGGAGGAGGCTTGAAAAAACACAAGAGCAACTGCTCCAATATGATCGGGCGTTAAAAGAAGGTCTACCAAACGAGGCTGGAGCATATCAGCAAACAATCGAAAGACTTAAAAAAGAACATGACGAGTTAACCAATCAAATTGCTGGAGACGATCAGCAAATGCGTAAACTCATTCAAGGCAATTTCCAAAAACGGGTTGATGCCCTACAAGTTGAAAGACCAGATCGTGAACCTGTTGGTAATTTTTTCAAGCAATATCTAGATACCGCTGAGAAACTGGCAAACGATGCTAAAAGCGAGGCGTTTGGAGAATTCTATTCAATTGCGAACAAGAACAAGCTGAAGGTAAATCCTGATGAAATGGCAGACATCCTTCTTTCTGTAAGAAAAGAAATGAAGGGAAAAAGGAACCCTGCAACTGATGCCATTGAACAAGAGCTTAGGCAAAGGAAGTTCAAGCAAAAAGAATACAAACAGTTCCTTAAAGCCGTTCAAAATGGCGAAGTGAAAGGAGATCCTGCGGTTATTCGTCGGCAACTTGACGACCTTAAAATGCAAGGAGGCCCATTGGATTATGCAACAATGAACGCCTATATTGAACGAATTGCAAAAGAAGTCCCAGAAGGCGGGGCAACCGGACAGGCCATTCCAAAGCAGGTAGCGGATGTGGCATCAGCGAGACTCCAAGCATTTAGAGATAAGATTTACGCTAGGGACGGAATGAATTTAGCTTGGGGAAAAGCCAGAATAAAAATGCAAGAAAGAATGGCATTTGAAGGACAGACACCTGCCAAAATGATGAGGACAATGTTTGGTGATGATGTAACTACCCCATCGCAAGTTGTTAATACATTGATTTCAGACCCGACTAAAACAAGGCAAATATTCTCACTTCTTCAGAATACGCCAGACCCAGCAATTGCTAGTCAACTTCCAGCTTTAAGGAAACAAGTCCAAGATATATACCTTGATTCAGTTGGACTTGGGCGAGTGCCTGGAGCCGACACTAAATTTGTTGACTTCAACCCAGAGGTTGTGAAGGTGCTTTGGGGTGTTGACCGAAAGGGAAACATAAACGAATTGGTAGGCCAACGGATGGTTCAAAAACTTAACTATCTAAACAAATCGTTTGCTGATGCTAAAGTGCCAATCAAGGACATTACGCCAGATGACATTGGTGCTTATTTCCAGTCTCTTGATGAAAACTCGTCAAACAGTTTAGCTAAGGCGATGGTGTCTAAGGCTAAAGCTCAAGATGATCTTGATAAATTTACAAACAATAAAGTTGTTGAGCTTGCGTTAAAAGGCAAGTGGGAGTTCCTTGATGGAGACTCCCTCCCAAAAGCATTGATTTCTAATGCAACCTCATATCGTGAAGTTGGCAGGGTTTTGTCCAAAATGCCAGACGAAGAGAAAGCTGTTTTAAGGAACGACTTTATGAGAGAGCTGTTGAATAATTATCCAGGAGGGGTTCCAATGAGACGCGCTCCATACGCAACGTTCTGGGATGCAAAAAGGTTTTTGAAAGATGTTGATATTCCCAAAGGGAAATCAGATCTAATAAAGAAAATGGAAACAATTCTTGGTCCAGAAAAAACTCAAGAATTTATAGATATTTCAAGAGTGATGGACGCTACTACTGTATCTGGCGCGCCACCAAAAGATCAGATTAGGGCTACACTTGGACTTGGTGGAGCTTCGTTCTACCTTGCTGAAGGACTTGGGTCTTACGCTAGGAATGCTTTTTACTCTGCGATGCTTGGGTCAAAAGCAGCTGATAGGTCAGGGCTTCTTAAGTTCATCGCTCGTGATGCAGGCCCACAAAAAACAGAGGAAGCGTTCAGAAAGGCGATTAAATATACAATTGGGACTAGAGCGGGTGTTCAAGCACTTATGGAGCAGTCGCGGAATGACCCTAGAGTTGCCGCCGAACTTCAGAAATTTGGGGCAACACTAAAGAAAAGCGAACTTGAGGCAATTGAAACAATAGATAAACAATAAAATGCCTAAAGATCCAAGCAAAAGTAAAAAGCAAGTCCGCTACCTGCTCAGCAAGGTTTCTCCGCTTTCCTCGACGCAACAGAATAAGCTCAAAAAAGAGTTGCACTCTGGGGCCGTTAAGGTTAAAAACGGCAAGAAGACCAAATGAGCGACGAAGACCTATCAGCGATTGATAGCAAAGAGGCAATGAAAGAGTTCTTCCTTGAAGTCAAGGAAAGGGCTAAGCAATTCCCTCGGAACACTATCGAGAACTACAACCCGAATGTGGCGGCACAGATCCTCTGGATGCTGGCGCAGGGTGGGCGTATCAATGCTATTGCCAAGAAGTGCAGGGTGACGCATGAGACTGTTCGTGCGCTGGAGTGGAGGCATAACGATACGCTGGAGTCAAAGCGTAAAGAGTTCTCCAAACGCTACGCCATTGCTGCGGCTGAGTACACCGACCTCTTGTTCGAGAAAGCCGAACAACTGAGCCGTGATCCAGACCAGCTCAAGGCTATCTCCCCAGACCGATTGGCGTTGACTATTGGCATTATGACCGATAAGGCTGGACAGCTCTCTGGCATGGCGAGTACCATTGTTGAGCATCGCAAGGGTCCGTCTATTGATGATGCGGCCAAGATGATCGCGGAAGCTAAGTCTAGAATTGCCAATAAAGTCAAAGTCCAAGCGGTAGAAGCCGAAATCGTAGAATGATAGCAGAACCAGAATCCAGATACGCTGATTACGCTAAGGATGGTGGCAACCTAGTTCTCCACTACATGGTCGAGCATGACGGCGTTCAGCACAAGTGCCACACCAGTGTTTACGCTTCGTATCTAGCAGAGAAGTTTGACGCTAAGATTTGGAATGTGGTGTTGGAGAAGTTCGTCAAGCCCTTCATTGGCGTATGCAAACATTGCAAGAAGCGTCGAGAGCTTCACTTTGTTGACGGGAATAGAGGGTCGTTACCTCCAGAGGATGATACCTTTGGGTGTGAGGAATGCGGGAGCGTTTACAGGATTGTTGACATCCTTATGGAGACAGACGCATACAAAACCAAGTAATGCAGTGGCGCAAACATCCAATCCTTCAGCCTCCCAGCGATGACGAGGTAGCATTGATGGAACCAGATGATCTCATTGAGCTTCATCGAATCTACCATGAGGCCATCGAGAACGCTGAGAAAGACCCATTCCGCTACGGGTTTAGGCTTCCGCATTGGGAAAAAGCTGAAGAGCAACTAGCGCAAGTCTCTGAGGTTCTAGCACTTGGGGGGAATCGGTGTCTTGCTGGACATCAAGAGATCTTCGACCCTATTGCTGGAAAACATTACAAGGTAAAAGACATCCCAAGCAGTTTCCATGTATGGGCGTGGGACGAATCTGCATCTAACTTTGTCGTAGCGTTAGCTTGCAAGCCGTTCAAAAAAGATAAGGAAGAAGCCATGCTTCACTTTGAGTTTTCGGACGGAACGAAAATATCCTGTACCGCGAACCACCAGTTTTTCTGCTACCATCGCGGATGGATTCCCGCTGAATCTGTGGCATTTGAAGGGAGCAAGCTGGTGTCGCCAGACGCAATGGAACTTGTTGTAATTGCAGTTTCTAGGGACAACTATGTGCAGGATGTTTGGGACTTTCATGTGCCAATTTACAATAACTACTTCATTGGTGGAGTGTTGTCGCACAACTCAGGAAAAACTGCGTGGGGTTCTTACTGTGTTGTCAAAGCTGCCATCGAGAACCCAAAGTCAGAGATATTCTGCTTTGCTCAGACATCAGAAGTTAGCATCCGCCAGCAACAAAGCGCGGTTTGGAACTGGTTGCCGCATGAGATGAGAACAAAGCAAACCTCGGCTAACGCCTACATCTCGTACACGAAAAAGAACGGTTTTACGGATAACTCGTTGATTCTACCCAATGCGTCACAGATCATTTTTAAGACCTATTCTCAGTATCAGAACAACCCAACTATCCTAGAAGGCGCGGAGCTTGGTAGCCGTGACCCCCAGTGGCACAACATCGGGGTTTGGCTCGACGAATATTTACTTGGAAACGAGCTTATTGACACCTTGCGCTTCCGTCTTGCCACCCGCAATTCCAAGATGCTGGTGACATTCACCCCGATTGACGGGTGGACTGAGGTGATTAAGGAATACCTAGATGGTGCTACAAGCGTCCAGAGCGTCGAGGCTGAACTGCTCAACGGTGAGCTTGTACCCTATGTCCAAAGGAGTAAGAAACGCAACGCCAGCGTCCACTACTTCCATAGCAAGGATAACCCTTTCGGTGGCTACGAGCGAATCAAGGAAACCCTAGTTGGAAGGCCTCGGGAGGAGATCCTAATTCGTGCGTACGGGGTTCCGGTTAAGTCCCACGCCACCAAGTTTCCCAAGTTCAATAAAGAAGTCAATGTTGTCCAGCCATCAGAGATCCCAACTACGAATGTTACTCGCTATCAGATTATTGACCCAGCGGGTGCGAAGAATTGGTTTATGGCTTGGATTTCTGTGGATGCGTCTGG